CCTGCTAGAAGATTACTAGTTCCAAGTCCTCATCGCTCCAAAATCGGGCAGCCATTAACGTGGCTGTCCGGGATTAGGGCGTCCCATAACATTCAGGCGAACTGTAAAAGTCTTAACGATAGGTGCCCAAATGAAAGCAATCGCTCTCTACGCAAAGACCTCGGCGCTGGCGGTGTTGTCGTCGTGCCTGATCATGCTCCCGATCCTGGGTTGCTCGCCGACGAACGTCGACGCGACGCTGGCGAAGATCCAGGCGAACCTGCCTGTGGCGGAAAACGTGTTGAACACGCTCTCGCCGATCATCGAGACGCTCGATCCGAGCTCCGCGGCGGTCATCAAGCCGCTGGTCGCGCAGATCGACGCCGACATTCCGCTGGTCAGCCAGGCGATCACCGCCTATCTGGCCAATCCGAGCGCCGACCAGCTGGCGAAGATCCAAACCTCGATCAATGCGATCGTGAGCAATGGCAGCGCGTCGCTGCTGGCCGCGACGCATATCAGCGACCCGGCGTCGCAGCAGAAAGCGGTCGCCGCGTTCTCGCTGTTGCAGACTTCGCTCGTCATCGTCGACGGCTTGATCCAGAACATCGAATCGCCTTCGGTCGTCAAGGCGAACGCCGAGACACGCACGGTCAAGCTGGCCACGCTCGATCCGTATCTGGACCATGGGAAGCTCGATCAGTTCGCCGTCGCGAACGGCACGACTTACCGCGCCTTCTATCAGCTTGAACAGCGCTCCGGTTATTGAGTGCCGACCGCCGCGAAGCGTCCATGTCGGACGGTTGGGTGTGGACGCTTGGTTGCGGAGGGTTATTGCGAAGGCTGCCAGGCGAAGGGCAAAGGCAAGGAGGTCCGACTCACCTCGACGCAGCGCGGTTACGGTTATCGGTGGCAGAAGACGAGCAAGGCATACCTCGCGGCGCATCCGTTGTGCGCCGACCCTTACCGTGTGCATGACGAGCTGGTTGTCCCCGCGACGCAGACCGATCACGTCACGCCGCACAAGGGCGACATGAAGCTCTTCTGGGATCCTCACAACTGGCAGGGACTCTGCGATGGCTGCCACTCGCGGAAGACGGCCAGCGAAGATGGCGGATTCGGTCGAGTTATCGAGGGTCGTCTGGTCGGACGGGGCCGGGGGCGAATCCCTAGGCGACCTGTGCCCTAGACCGTACCAGCGTCAATTTTTTGTATCTCCAAAATCCAAGTTTTGAGCCGAAACAAATGCGATAAGCCATTTGTTTCATGAGCTTTGTGGGGTCGCTATAGACGGCCCTACAAGGCGCGATGGAGCGCCGTTTTAGGTCGGCGTCGACGCGAAAAGGTAGAAAATGGCTGGACGCCCGCGCAAGCCGACCGCACTCCTTGAGCTGAGCGGAGCCTTCGAGAAGCACCCGGAGCGCAAGGCCGAGCGCGCTAACGAGCCGAAGCCGGAAGGCCCCCTGGGGCCGCCTCCAGAACGGTTCCTTCGCGCAGAGTCGGGAACGGCCAGGCATGAACTAGAGGCTTGGCGGGAGCTGCTAGCGATGGTGCCTCCGGGCGTCTTGACCTCCGCGGATCGCTGGTGGGCCGAGCGGGCGGCGCGCCTTATGGCAAAGAGTCGTTACGGGACGCTGAAAGCCTCCGAGGAGACGCAGCTCGCCAATTACCTGAGCCGGATGGCTTGCAATCCGGCCGACCGCTCCAAGGTGAACGTCGTACCGACCGGAGCAGCCGCGAAGCCGCATGATGAAACGCGCAACAGGTTCAAAGGCCTTGCCGCGGAGGTCCACGCCGCGCGACCAAATTGAGCTCGGCTATTCGGAACGCGCTCATCGGTACGCGCGCGCCGTCGTATCCGGGAGGGTCCTGGCCTGCGAGCTGATTCGACTCGCCTGCCGGCGGCATCTCGACGATCTGAAGGCTTCCAGGCGAAAGGAGTATCGCTGGAAGTTCGACCCGGTTCTGGCCGACCGCTTCTGCACTTTTTTCGAGGGCCTGCCGCACGTCAAAGACGACTTCCACGGCAACGCCAGCCGCGGGCAGCTGTTCGTCCTCGGCGACTGGCAGCTGTTCATCTTCTGCTCGATCTTCGGGTGGGTCGACAAGAAAACCCGCAACCGGCGGTTCAGCGAGGCGTACGTCTCGATCGCCCGCAAGAATGGCAAGACCCCCATGGCCGCGGGCGTCGGCCTATTCATGCTGGCGGCCGACGGCGAATACGGCGCCGAGGTGTACACCGGAGCCAGCTCGAAGTCGCAGGCGCTCGAGGGACTGTTCGACGCCGCGCTCAAAATGGCGAAGGCCACGCCGGAGCTGCTCGAAGCCTTCGGCATCTTTTGCAACACGGCGAGCCTGGTCATCGCCGAAAAGAACAGCGTCTTCCGGCCGCTGATCGCCGCCCCGAAGGACGGTCCCGCGCCGCATTGCGTGATCGCGGACGAGTACCACGAGTACAATAGCGACCGATTGATCGCGTGGGCCCGCAATGGCATGGTCTCGCGCCGGCAGCCGCTGCTCTTTGAGATCACCACGGCGGGCAGCGACCTGGGGTCGCCCTGCCATATGAAGCATCTGGAGGTCATCGAGGTCCTGCGCGGTCTGCGGGTGAACGACCGGCTGTTCGGCGCGATCTTCACCCCGGACCAGGGAGTCGACTGGAAGTCGGAGACGGCCATGCTGATGGCCAACCCGAACTACGGGGTTAGCGTCAACCCCGAGACGCTCCAGCACGAGATCCAGCAGGCGGCGCAGAGCGCCAGGCTGCAGAACGAAACGAAAACCAAGAACCTCAACATCTGGGTCAACGCCGACGTGGCCTGGATGAACCTGGAGAAGTGGAACGCCTGCGCGGATCCGGAAATGCGCGAAGAGGACTTCCGCGGCGAGGATTGCTTCGAGGGCGTCGACCTGGCCTCGCGAACGGACACGGTCACCAAGGGCAAGCTTTTCGTCCGCCGGCTTGACGACGGTTTGGACCACTACTATTGGTTCCCGAAAATCTATCTCAACGCCGAGGCCGTTCAGGACAAAAAGAACACGCACTTCCAGGAATGGAAGGCCAAAGGATTCCTGATAGAGACGCCGGGCAACGTGACCGACTACCTCCAGGTGATCGACGACCTGATCGGGGACTCGATGGAGTTCAACCTGCGCGAGCTCGTCTTCGATCCGTTTCACTCGGCCGGCCTCATCCAGTTCCTTCAGGCGGGCGAGGGCTGGAATCAAAGCGTCGAGTGCGTCGACATCAAGCAGTCGGTCGAGAACATGTCGCCGCCGATGAAGGACCTCGAGGCCCTGGTGCTCACCAGACAGTTCCACCATGACGGCAACCCGGTCATGACCTGGATGATCTCGAACACGGTCTGCCATCGCGACCGCAAAGAGAACATCTATCCGGTCCGCAACAGCGTCGCCAACAAGATCGACGGCACGATCGCCGTGATCCTGGCGCTCAAGCGGGCGCTAGCGCAAACCCAGCAGTACACGGACACCGAGGTCCTCGTAGCATGAGAATGCCCGTTTCAGCGTGGAGGAGTGTTTCCGACGTCGGCGCGGTCGCCGGGTGCGGCGTGCTCGACTATGGGGCGTGGCTGGCCTGGCGCCCGCTCGGGTTCGTCCTGCTCGGCGCGCAGCTGATCTTTGCGAGCGTCTTCATTTCGCACTCGCTCAAGGGCCGCGACTAGGTGGGCCTCATCGAAAGCATCACCCGCGGAGCCGCCAACTTCCGCGCCGACATCAGCGGCACGCCCGCGCCGTGGGACGACTACTGGTACAACCCGCTCGGCACGGGCTCCGCCGCCGGCGTGCGCATCAGCGCCGAGACGGTCAAGGGCCTCGCCTCGGTGCTGGCCTGCGTCAACATCATCAGCCGCAACGTCGCGATGATGCCGTGCAAGATCTTTACGTACGTCGCCAGCGGCGGCAAAAAGGTCGTTCCGCACCACCCGATCTACGATCTGCTTCTCTCGCGGCCCAACCCGCGGCACACGGCCTTCGAGTGGTTCCAGATCATGCAGGGCTGGTACGAGCTTCGCGGCAACGCCTATTCCGAGATCGTTCCCGGCAAGCGCGGCGCGGTCGACCAGCTGCTGCCGATGCATCCGGACCGGGTCAAGGTCGAGAAGCTGTCGAACGGGCGCCTGCGTTATGTCTACGACGATCCGCTGACCAGCCGGACGCGAAACCTGGTCGAAGAGGAAGTCTTCCACCTGCGCAACTGGTCCGACGACGGGGCCGTCGGCCAGTCGACCATCGCCATGGCCAAGGACGTCTTCGGCGTAGGCCTGGCGCAGCAGGACTACTCGGCGCGGTTTCTCAAGAACGACGCCACGTCGCGCCTCGTGCTCACCGGCACGAACCTCAAGAACAAGCAGGACCAGGAGCTCCTTCGCGAAAGCTGGCAGTCCGCGCAGACCGGAGCCAACCGGCACAAAACCGCCATCCTGCCCGTCGGCGTCGACGTCAAGACGATCAGCGTGAGCCCGAAGGACGCGCTGCTGCTGGACAGCCGTAAGTTCTCGCGAATCGAGATTTGCTCCATTTTCGGCGTGCCGCCGCACCTGATCGGCGAGACGGAGAAGACGGCGACCTACGCGAGCGTCGAGCAATTCAACATCATGTTCGCGGTGCAGTGCATTCTGCCGCGCCTGGTCAACTGGGAGCAAACGATCCAGCGCGACCTGATCCTCGACGACCGCTACTTCGCCAAGTTCTCGATGGCGGCGCTGATGCGCGGCGACAACGCCACGCGGGCCAACTTCTACACGGCCGGCTTCAACAACGGGTGGTTCAACCAGGACGATATCCGCGAGATGGAGGACCTCAACCCAACCGACTCGCCGGGGGCGCAGACCTACTTCCGCTCGGCGAACATCGTGCCGTTGGAGCAGGTCACCGCGCCCGCTCCGGTGCTTCCCGAGGACGAGGACGATGAGGAGTCGGAGACCGCCGATCCGGAGACCGATCCAAGCGCCGACGATGGCGAACAGCCGGAGGCTGCCGCGAGACTTCGCCTGATGGCGTCTTCCGCTGCTGACCGGTGTGTGCGCAAAGAAATTGCAGCTCTTAGGCGACTGGGGCGCGATTGCGCCCGTGCCGAGGAAATCTCAGCGTTTTACGATCAGCATTCTCGATTCGTCGCGGAAGTTATGAAGCTCGATGTTGCCGCTGTGCGAAAGCATCTTGAGTTTTATGAGCGCGGCTTCAATGCGACAAAGTCACCTATCGAATTTCTGAATGGCGTGGCGCTGACCGCGCCCGCCGCTCTGCTCGACCTCGCCATGAAAGGAAGCAAATGAAGAGCTACAACCGCATCTGCCGTGCCGTGTATTCGATGCCGTGGGCGATGCAGCCCGAGAAGCTCGAGGCGATGCTGGCCTTCCTCGAGCTCAAGATGCGGGGCGTCGCGCCGAGCGCGGAGACGCTGGCGCAGATCCAGGCGGCCGCCTCCGTCGCGGCGGCCCGCGGCAGCTCGGTCGCGGCCTCGGGCGGGGGCAGCGTGGCCGTGCTTCCGCTCTACGGGCTGATCATGCATCGCGCCAACCTGATGGGCGATATCTCGGGCCCGTCGGGCACGTCGACCGAGCAATTCACCCAGATGTTCCGCGGAGCGCTCGCCGATCCGAACGTCAAGGCGATCGTGATCGACGTCGACTCGCCCGGCGGCTCGGTGGAGGGGGTTGACGAACTGGCGAGCGAGATCCGCGACGGCCGCAAGAAAAAGCCGGTCACCGCGGTCTCGAACTGCCTCATGGCCTCGGCGGCCTACTATATCGCGTCGGCCTGCAGCGAGGTGGTCGCCGCGCCCAGTTCGCTCACCGGCTCGATCGGCGTCTACAGCGCCCACGAGGACGACTCGCAATACCTCGAAAACCGGGGCGTGAAGATCACGCTCATCTCCTACGGGGCCAACAAGACCGAGGGGAACGCCTATGAGCCGCTCGGCGACAATGCCCGCGCCCACATGCAGCACCTGGTCGACACCTACGGCCTGATGTTCGAGAAGGCCGTCGCCAAGGGCCGCGGCGTGCCGCTCGAAACGGTGCAGAGGAAGTTCGGCCAGGGCCGCGTCTTTCCCGCGCAGCAGGCGGTCAAGGTCGGCATGGCCGACCGCGTCGGCACGCTCGACGATGTGCTGCAGAAATACGGCGCCAGCCGGGGCGGCGGCGCGACCTCCAACGCGTCCGTGTTCGCCCCCGAGCTTGCGGCGATGTCGGAATCGACGGCGGCGCACACCGTTCCCCGCGTCCCGCGCGCCGACGCAGAGCCGGAGTCCGACGGCGTGAGCTGCGAGTGCGAGTGCGACTCCTGCACGGACGGCGATTGCGAGGGCTGCACCCACGCCGACTGCGCCTGCAAGGGATGCCGATGCCAGGGGGCGGTCGGCTGCGCGGCGGCGGCCCGACATGCCGCGCGGCGCCGCCAGATGGAGATCGCCTCGGCTTAGATTTTCGGCGCAAGTTTTCAACGGGGCCGAAGTCCCGATCCGCAACACGTCGCCGATCCTGCCCGATGGCGGGGCGCCCGGCGGCGCGAGGGTCCACGTACGTCCACTTCAGGAAGGAATCCTATCATGTTCAATATCAAGCAACTGCGGCAGCGGAAGGCGGACGCGCTGGCGAAGGCCGACGCGATCTCGAAGGCCGCCGCCGACGCCAATCGCGACCTTACCGACCAGGAGCGCCTCGACTACAAGTCGCACATGGCCTCGGTCGAAACCCTCAACGGAGACATCAAGCTCGCCGAGGCCCGCATGGACGAGGAGCGCAACGCGCCGGCAACCGGCGTAACCTCGGTCGCGCTGCCGGAGGGCAGCAAAAAGCCGTGGGCCAACAAGGGCGAGTTTCTGGTCGCGATCGCCCGCGGCCAGAAGCATGTCAACGACGGCCGCGCCTCGCTGGTCGATCCCCGTATCCTGGGCGCACTCGGCTCGAGCGAGTCGGTTCCGGCCGAGGGCGGCTTCACCGTTCCTCCGGAGTTCTCGAACGATTTGTTGCAGCGCGTCTACGATACGGGCGAGGTCGCCAAGCGCTGCCGCCAGCTCACCATGACGTCGAGCCGTCTCATCATCAACGCCATCGACGAAGACAGCCGCGGCGACGGCAGCCGGTACGGCGGCATCCTCGCCTACTGGACCTACGAGGCCGCGCCCTACCAGGGCACGAAGCCGAAGTTCCGCGAGATCCAGCTCGCCGCGAACAAGCTCACGGGCCTCACGTACGCGACCGAGGAGCTGCTGGAGGACTCGACGGCCTTCTCGACCTACATCGACGCCGTTTTCCCGCAGGAGTTCGCGTTCAAGCTGGACGCGGCGGTCTTCTCGGGACCCGGCGCCGGCGCTCCCCAGGGCTTCCAAAACTCGGGCGCCCTGATCGTGCAAGCCAAGGACGCCGGGCAGGCCACCGGAACCGTCTCGACCAACAATATCCTGAACATGTGGTCGAGGGTATGGGCCCCGTCGCGCAAGACCGGCGTCTGGTATATCAACCAGGCCGTCGAGCCGGAGCTCTATCCGTTGACCCTCGGTTCGCCGAGCCTCGGGCAGATCCTGCTCTATACGCCGCCCGGCATGTACGGCAACAACAGCGGCTACGGCCTGCTGATGGGCCGTCCGGTCGTCCCGATCGAGCAGGCGTCGAACCTCAGCACCCAGGGCGATATCACCTTCGCCGACGGCGATCAGTATCTGCTGGCCAAGCGCACGGACCTCACCCAGGACAGCTCGATGCATGTCGCCTTCCTCACCGGCGAGATGGCCTTCCGCTGGCAGATGCGGATCGACGGGCAGACCTGGTGGAAGAAGCCGCTGCAGCCGTACCAGTCGGCCGCTCCGACCCTCTCGCCCTTCGTCACGCTGCAAACCCGCTAAAACGCGCCCGGATTCGCGCTATGGCGGCCATGCGCCGTCATAGCGTCGGTCTCACCCTCGCCCGATCAAGAAAGGATCCTCGCAATGAGCAGCGTAAAAGGTTTCTATCTGGCCCAAGAGGGCCATGTCGTCAACGCCCTGCCTCCGCAGTCGATCAGCGGCGGCAAGAGCGCCCTCGCCGTCAACATGGCGAACTACGCCCACCTCAGCCTGATCATCGCCGCAGGGGCGCTCGCCTCGGGCGCGACGGCGGTCGAGCTCTTCTCCTGCACGAACGAGGCCGGCGCCAACGCCGTGGCCCAGTCGTTCAACTACTGGTCCCAGGCCGCCGGGGGGGCCGGCAACGACGTCTTCCAGGCGGGGTCCGCCGCCAACAGCGGCCGCACCTTCGTCGCCTCGGGCAGCTTCGCGCCGGCGGCGGTGGCCAACGGGCTCATCGTCATCGAGCTCGACGCCGCCGCGCTGCCGCAGGGCTCGCCCTACGTGCTGCTGACCCTCACCGACGGGGCCGACGCCGACTACTACTGCGTCATCGCGGAGCTCTCCGGCGGCCGTTTCACCGGAGACGAATCGCCCACCGTCACCGTCTAGCCCGTTCTTTGCCGCGGTTGGGGAGACAGGCTTCCCTGTTGCCGGGGGAGCCTGTTCTTTTTTTCAAGGGGATTCCATGTTCGTTCGCATGAAAACCGGGCGCTCCGAGGGCGAGCTGCTCGACGTCGCTCCGGAGGCCGCCCGCGCCATGCTCGCCGACGGCCGCGCGACGTATGCCTATGCCGATCAGAGGCCGCCCGCGGAGCCGGACTGCGAGATTCCGGCCGACGCGCGGGCGGCATTGGCTCCGATTGAGAAGCCGCACCACGGCGCGCTCCGCAAGCGTTTGAGGAAAGCCGTCAAGTGAAGGACGTCGTTCTCATCACGCCGCCGCCCGTCGAGCCGGTCAACCAGGGCGCGATGCTCAACCAGCTCGGCATGTCCACGCCGACCGACACGGGCCTGGCGGCGACGTTGACCGCGCAGCTCAATGGCTACATCATGGCGGCGCGGGCCGACTGCGAGAACTATTGCCGCCGCGTCTTCATCACCCAGACGTGGCTGCTCAGGCGCGACTCGTTTCCCGGCCGAGACTTCCGCTACGAGGCGCTCGGCTACGCGCATATCGAACTGCCGAAGCCGCCCTTTCAGTCGGTCTACTTTTTGCAGTATGTCGACGTCTCCGGCACATTGCAGACGCTCTCGATCGACACGACCTACGGCACCAACCCGGCCGACCCGCAGTACGGCTATCAGCTCGACCGGGGCAGCGAGACGCAGCCGGCGCGGCTGCTGCCGCCCTTCGCGCGGCCCTGGCCGCCGACCCGCATGGTGCCGAGCAACGTGCTCTGCCAGTTCCGCTGCGGCTATGGCGGCCCGCTCGCCGTCTCGATCGACACCGGGGGCGTGATCTCGGGCGCGAAGTTCAACAATGACGATCAGCCGCTGCTGCCGGGCGACACCGGCCTCGCGGTCTCGATCCCCAATGGCGGCGGCGCGAACGTGACGCTCAACACTTTCATCGCCTCGGTCAACGGGAGCGGGGTCGCCACCCTGGCCACGCCGCCGGCGGCCGCGATCGTGAACACCTCCTGCTGGTTCGGCCAGCCGGTGCCGCAGCCGATCCTCCAGGCGATCCAGTTTCTGGCCGCATGGTATTACGAGCAGGGCAGCGTGGTCGACGTGCCGATGCCACGCGTGGTGCGGGCGCTGCTCGATCCGTACCGGGACCTCACGTAGATGTTCGGCTACCCGTGGTCGGGCGTCCGCGACCCGCTGGCGATCCCGGCCGGGGCGCTCCGCTCCGCCATCCAGATCCAGTCGCAGTCGGCCACGCAGGACGCCTATGGCCAGCCGGTGGCGACCTGGACGACCTTTTTGAGCGTCTTCGCGGCGATCGCGACAGTGTCGAGCCGCGAGGTATACCAGGCCTCACAGTTTGTTTCTCAGGTCACGCATCGGGTGACGATCCGCTGGCCCGGGACGAGTGTGGTCATCGAGGAAGGGCAGCGCGTGGTCTATGGAACGCATACCTACCTCATCCAGGCGGTTGAGAACGTGCAGGAGCGCAACCGCGTGCTCAATCTGATGTGCCTTGAGATCGATGGGAGCCAGTAGTTATGGGAAAAGTGAAAATCCTCCAGATATCTCCGGAGCTGCTGGTCGATCTGTTTAAGCCCGGCAAACGCAATTATGAAGTCGTCCAGGATGCAGTTCCCGCCGATGGGAAGCTAGTTCACGTCCACGTTTCGCAAGGCGGCCTGTTGTTAAACCTCACGGTCGAAAGCGAAAGTTTTGCGCCCATTTCGCTTGGCGACCATATTCCCGTTTTCAGTCCGACTGTCACCGTGAATCGTTTGCTCGGAAAGGTTGCGCTTTAATTCGTGATCACCGAGGGGCTCTTCACGCTGATCACCGGAAACGCCGCGCTGGCCGCGCTGATCGAGGAGCGGTGCTACCCGGTGGTGCTGCCGCCGGAGCCGACGCTGCCGGCGTTGACCTACCAGGTCGTCAGCCAGATCGGCGTGGTCACGGGGTCGACCGAGGGCCCGCAGCGAATGCGGATCCAGTTCGACGCCTTCGGTGCGAGTTACGGCGACGCCGACTCGACGCGGGACGCGCTGCGGGCGCTCTTCCTGGGCATGCCCGTGCTGCTCTCCGACGGCACGGAGCTGCAGAACGCGATCCGCATCCAGTCGATCGACTACTTCGACGACGACCCGCGGCGGTACCGCTGCATGAGCGAGTTCTATCTCTGGTTCGACTACCCGTCATAGCCCCGCGCTGACGGCCACCCGCAACGCACCACCAACCCAGCAACAGGAGATCGATCATGCCGTACACAACCAGCAAGGCGCAGTCGGGGCGGTTAATCAATTTGCTGATCGGCGGTGTCACCGGGGCTTCGGGCTCGGAAACCTTCACGATCGTCGGCGAGATCCGCGACCCCGGCCTGACCGGGCAGAAGTGGGACCTGGTCGAGGTCACCAACACGCAATCGACGGTGAAGGAGCGGAAGGCCTCGATTCTCGACCCCGGCAACTTCAAATGCGAGGGCAACCGCGTGCCGACCGACGCCGGGCAGCTCGTCGTCGAGACGGCCTTCGGCTCCGGCCTGCCCTACGACTTCAAGATCCAGTATCCGATCAACACCGCCGTCGGCCAGACCACCACCGGCGATCTTTATGTGTTCTCCGGCATCGTGGAATCGCGGGACCTGATGAACAAGACCGAGGGCATCGCCGGATGGAACATCGGGATCCAGGTCGTCAGCCCGCCCGTCTACACCGCCGGCAGCTAACCTTTCCATCCCACCGTTCGCAGCTTATGAAAGGCAATTGCAGACATGGCAAAGAGAAGCATCGCCCGCTCTCCGAAGTTCGACCCGTCGATTCCCCGCGTCACCGTCGAGATCGACGGCGAGCCCTTCGACCTGTGCTTCGACTTTCGCGCCCTGGCGGCCGCCAAGGAGAAACTCCGCGAGCTCGATCCGCCGGTGGAGATCAACATCCTGAGGTCGCTCGACTTCCACGGGCTTGATGTCGACACGCTGCCCGCGCTCCTCTATGCCGCCGCGTTCCGCTACCAGCCGGATCTCTCCTGGGAGAGGGCGCAGGAACTGGTCAACCTCCGGACCGCCGGGGCCGTCTATGCCGCGCTGGCCGAGGCCTACATGCAGGCGCTCTCCGTGCCCGTGGATGCGGCAAACCCTCCGCAGGCGGCCCCGACGGCGACCTGACCGAAGCCGAGCTTTGGCGGCATCTCTGGGGCGTCGCGCGGTATCGGCTGCGGCTGTCGACGGAGGAATTTCTCGATCTGACGCCGGCGCAGCTCGAGCAGCTGATCCGCGAACACGCCCGCCACGAGGAGCACGCGGAGTTCATGCTGGCGCAACTGGCCAGCGTGACGGCCAACTTCGGCATGCGCGGGCCGAAGACGCCGCTCGCGCCGAAGGACTTCATGCCTTCGCAGTGGGCGAAACAATCCAAGGGCATATCGAAAAAACGCCGGCGGGGCAAGCCGCGCAAGCAGGTCGGGCAAGAGATCCACGGCATCATGAGGCACTTCCAGAGGGTGTTCAATGGCGGACGCGATCCGAGTGGAGGGGGTGGAGCAGGTGATGGCCAGCCTCGATAACATCGACGCAAAAGCGGCGAAGGCGGCCATGCGGGCCGGACTGCGCGCGGCCGGCGAGCTCGTGCGGGCCGAGGTCGCCTCGCGGGCTCCGGTGCGGACGATGGCCGGCGGCAACTCGCTGCCGGAGGGCGCGCTGGCCGCGGACATCACCCTGGAGGTCAAGCAGGCGTCGACTACCGGGCAGCAATATGCGGTGGTCCAGCCCGGCAGGCTTACCCGGCATGTGGCCCGCTGGGTCGAGTACGGCCATCGCATCGTGCGCGGCGGGCAGTTGAAGTTTCTCGCCAACGGCAAGACGCGCGGGCGCGGCGGATATAGCGGCGAGAATGTTCCGGCGCATCCGTTCATCCGCCCGGCCTTCGAGGCCACGCAGGCCTCCGTTGTAAAAACATTCGCGGAGAAGTTCATCGAGGCGCTCAAGAAATGACCGACATCGTCGCAAACGCGGGCAACGTCAAGATCGTCATCACCGGCGACGGCTCCAATTTCAGCCAGGTCGTCGCCGACGTCAACAAGAAGCTCGAGGCCCTCGGCGTCAAGGGCCGGGCAGCCGGGCACGGCATGGTTTCCAGCGTGCAGGCCGCCTCCGGGTCGATCCGGATCCTCGAGGGCAACGTCGAGAACAACGTGCGCGCCGTCGAGCGCTTCCTGGTCAGCTCGCTCAAGCTCGGCCCGATCCTCCAGGCGGCATTTCCCGTCGTGGGCGCCATCGCCTTCGGCGGCATCATCGCCAAGATAGGCGAAGAGGTCTACAGGTTCGCCAAGGCCGCGCAGGACGCGCCGCGCATCATCACGCAGAATTTCGCATCGTCGAATTCCGCGATGCGGCTCGCGAACGACCAACTCGCGCTGGCCAACCTGCGCCTTGAGAACGAAACGGCCAAGCTCGAAAAAAAACCGGAAAACCACCTCGCCGAGGCGTTGATCGCCTCGCAGATCGAGGCCGGCAAGCTGGTCGAGTCGCTCGAGCGCGTATCGAAGGCGCAGCAGGACGCCTTCAAGGGCCAGCATATTGGCTATCTACAGCAGCTGTTCGGCAAGGGCGGCACGCGGGACGTCGAACAAAACGTCGCCAATTTCGAGTCGCAGATCGTGGGCCGCGGCCAGGATCTGCAGATCGCGCTCGACGGCGGAGACAAATCGGGGGCGGCAACGGCCAGGGCCGAGCTTCAGCGGCTGCAGCAAAACTATATCGCATACCTGCGCGATCAGATCAAGCTGCGTACGAGCACGATTACCACGAATCCGTCGGGGCCGATCTCCTATGCCAGCGCGAATGGCGACCAATCGGCGAACCTGGCCATCCTGCAGGGGGCGCTGAGCTCGACCCAGCTCTCAATTGCCCAACAGCGCCTGCAGGAGCAGAACGGCAGGGACCTGGCGGCAAACGACACCGCCAAGGGCAATCGCGACGCCGCTCGGGAGGCGCTCGAAGCGCAGCGCCAGCAGATGGAGGCGATGAAGCAATCGGCCGACGACCAGCTCGCCGATATCAAGCGCGATCATCAGGTGTCGATCACGGAGGAGATCGGTTACTGGCGATCGGTGCAGGCGGCGATCAAGGGGGGCGGCCAGGCGGCGATCAACTATCGCACCGAAGTCAACAAGAAGATCGGCGATCTCAGCGAGGAGCTGCGGAAGAAGTTGGAGCTCGCCCAGGGAAAGCGCGATGCTTTGAGCACCGACGAAAGCGGCGTGCGCCAGCTGATCGAACAGCAGAAGGCGCAGTACGAGGCCGTGGAGCGCGCAATCGAGGCGGGGATCAAGCAGCGGGAAAAGATGCAGATCGGCACGGCCGAGCTGGCGCGCGGCGCGGGCAGCCTCACGGCCGCCGACTACCGCAGCGCCGTGGCCGACGCCCACACCCAGGCCTTCAACGCCCAGCGCGACGATCTGGAGCGCCAGCTCGCCCGGCTCGAAGGCTTGTCGGACCAGGCGGCGCAGCGCGAACGGCTGCAGGAGCAGCTGGACGAACTGCAGGGAAATCGCCAGCTGCAGGTCGCGCAGGATGCGCAGGCGACCTCGGCCGCCTATGGGAATCCGTTCGTCGGCATCCGCGACGCGCTCGACGACCTGATCAATGCCTCGCACGACCTCGCCAATACCTGGCGCGAGATCGCGGGCAACGCGTTCGACACCGTCAACGGGCAGATTGTGCGGGCCATAAGCGGGCAGCGCACCGACCTCGGCAACGCCGGCGCGAGCATCTTTCGCAGCGCCGGCGGAGCGTTGCTGAAGACGGCGGAGGGAACCCTCGGGGGCGAAGTGCTGAAACGGTTTGGCATGGGCGGGAAGAAGACGGCTCCCACTGGCGCGGCAGGGGATGCCTTGCACGCCTGGGTTGATAATCTGAGCCAGCAGGGCGCGGGAAGTGTCGGCAATCTGCTCGATACTCTGGATGGTATGAAGGCGCTCGGGACCGAAGGGCAGGGCGCGGTTGGCGATGGATTACAGACGATTACTCCGTTGTTAACGGCAGCCATTCCCTTCCTGGCCGACGGCGGTCCGGTCGTTCGCAATATGCCGGCGATCGTCGGCGAGCGCGGGCCTGAGCTGTTCGTGCCCTCCGGATCCGGTCATATTGTCCCCAACCACAAGCTGGGCGGAACGACGCATCATCATCATTGGAATATCGACGCCAGGGGGGCGACGGATCCAGCCGCGGTAAAACGCATGGTCATGCAGGGAATCGCCGCCGCCGCGCCGCACCTGGTAAGGCTAAGCGTGGCGGCCGGCGTCGAGCGGCAAAGGAGATTGCCCAGCTCGAAACGGTGATACAATCGGCGAGCAAGGAGTCGCTTTCCATGAGACGCCTGATTTTTTGCCTAGCCTTGATGGTTCCCGCTGGATGCGTCGCCCAAACTATCTCGCCGACGGTGAGAAACCTTGGCGCGAAAGAGTTTGCAGTTATCACAGCAAAGAGTAACTGGTCTTACATCGCCGATCATGGGTCGCCCGCCCCGGAGTTCAATGACGAGACTAATCGCTTAGAGGCCCGGATTCGCGAGCAGCTTCGCATCGAGGGCAGTAAAGGGACCACCGACTGGTACTTGCTGGAATTGATCCAGATGTCTAAATTCACCATTATTCACGACCTTGTAGCCGGGCACATCGAGGCTTTGAGTAGCGCGGCCGATCTGGCAGCTCCCCCGCCGACCGTAGTGCGCGGGCCATCATGCCTTGCTCTTTTGCATAAGAGTCTGGAGACGAGCAAGTTCCAAGGGTTTACAGTCGATGATCCAAGCTATCCAAACTGTCTCGATGTTCCGGCGACGGCAACGGTCAAGGAGGTAGAGGCCGCAGTGACCGGTTATCTTGGATCGTCGATCGATGAGTAGATTTTTGATTTTTTGTAGTAAGAACCATAAGGCCGCCTTTCCAGGCGGCCTTTCCATTTGGAGATTAAAACCGCTATGAGCGACGTGAGTCAGCACCCCGCGGCCAAGATTGTTGAGCAGCTGCATTCGGTAGAAGTCAAACTAAGGCAGGGGGAGGCGCTGATGGCGGCGTTGGGGATCCGGCTTTCTGATACCTACCTCGAAATGTTCAGGCTTATGGGAGAAGCGGCGGCTCTGGGACTTGAAAAAAGATTGCTGCAGATCCAGCTGAACGCTCTAGGCGTAAACCAAACCTAGCTTAGCAGGGCCGCCCCCGCCGGGCGGCCTTTCCGTTGTCACCGCAACCCAAAGCCCGGCCCCGCGCCGGGCTTTTCCGTTTGGAGCGACTCCCCGATGAAACAGTATCTCTCGCTGGCCCGTGCGGCCATGTTGCTGGCCGTCTGCGCGTTGCTGCGCGGCTGCGTCGACCCCCAGCCCGCCTTCGCCCTGGCCGCCGCCGGCTACGTCACGGTGAGCGCCACCTATACGGGCGGCGTCGACAACCTGGTCGCCAGCGGCACGATCTGCTTCGCGCCGGCGACCAGCTCGGGGCAGGCGGCGAGCTTCCGCGCGGCCTACAGCGGCCAGATCATGACCACGCCCGTCTGCGCCACGGTGACCAACGGCGTGTTTACCGTCGACCTGCCCGACACCGCCATCAGCTCCCCGGCGAACGTCTGCTACAACGTCACGGTCACCGACAACGTCACCGGCAACAGCCTGCTCGGCCCGGGCTACGGCTGCGTGCAGCCGCAGGCCCAGGCGATCAACTACTGGTGCAACCCGGCGACCAAGGTCTGCAATTTCGACCAGTACAACCCCAACCTGCAACCCAATGTCACCGTCCAGACGGGGCCGACCGGGCCCGGCTTCACCTACCGCGGCGCGTGGGCGCCCAACACCTACTACAGCGCGATGGACGTGTTCACCTATAGCGGGAACACCTATGAGGTTCCGGAGCCCTTCACCTCCGGCTCGACCTTCTCGAGCGCCAACGTCTACCTGTGGGCGGCCGGCGGCGGCGTGCAGGTCAACCAGGCCAACACCTGGACCGGCGTGCAGACCTTCAACGACGCGCTCGGCTTCACCAACGTCTCGACCGAGGCCTTCACCACCAAGTACGTCGACGCGGGCGACTACGGGCAGGTCGTCATCCAGCCGAACGGCGTCGACAACTTCCTCGGCATCACCGCCTCCGGCACGGGCAGCGTCTCCGCGCCCGAGATCGAGATCACCTCGCCCGTGATCATCCTCAACGCGCCGCAGGTGTTGCCGGGCGTGGGTGGCACGCTCGGCACCGGCGTCAGCCCTTTCGCGGCGGCCTATGTCACCGCGCTCGGGGCCCCGATCTACCCGGTCGGGAGCGCCTATATCACCGCGCTCACCGTCGGCAGCTGCAGCGGCTGCGGAGGCGGAGGCGGGGGCGGCTCGGGCACCGGCACCGTCGCCTCGCCGATCGCCGCCGTCTGGGTGTCGAACTCGGGCAACCTGGGCGTGCTCGCCAAATACACCGACTCGAGCGACTACAGCGCGCTGGACATCACCGCCAGCGGCATCAGCGGCGTCGTCAGCTTCACCGGCACGCATACCGGATCGGTGACCCAGCAGCCCCTGTTCTACTTCGACGCCAGCAACTACACCTGGGCCGTGGGCGGCACGGCGAAGCTCACCTTCACCGGGCTGGCGCTCGACCCGGAGGTGGCCGGCGGCGTCAACCTGGGCGCGAACGGCGCGGAGTACGGGTACGGCTTCTTCCAGAACCTCGGCACCTACCCGGACCCGATCACGACCGAGTTCGTCAACACGCTCTATATCGAGGGCGGCCTGAGCGCCCCGGCGGCCAACCCGACCTTTAACAGCGTGACCTCGAGCAACGCCGTCAACGCGGTCAACGGCAACTTCACCAACATCACCGTGACCGGCACGGCGACCATTCCCCTGACGTCGCCCGGCGGCGACGGCTCGCATCTCTACACGGGCCTCGCCAGCGGCACGCAGACCACGCCGAACGTCGACGCCTTCGGCGACTCGTTCATGGCCGGCACCGGCGCGTCCGGCGCGGGCACGAAGTTCATCGCCGTCGCGACGGCCGCGCAGGGCTGGACCTACACCGACCATGCGGTCGGCGGCGCCGGCATCTTCGACCAAACCCCGCAGTCCTATGCGACGGCCGTCAACCCCGGCAGCTACAGCGTCTTCTACATGGGCGACAACGGCATCGGCTCGATCACCTCGGGCTGGTACACGAGCTACCAGGAGGCGTATCTCGCCGTCCTCGCCTACCGCGCCATCCCCGACACCGGCTACTACACCGCGACCGGCCAGACGGGCGTGCCGAGCAAGGTCCACGCCGACAACACGGCCTATGTCACCCAGGGCTCGGGCAACGCCTGGACGTCGAACAGCGATAGCAATATCGGCTTCGGCCTCAAGACGACCGAGGCCAACGACACGCTGAGCTACACAGCGATCGGCAGCTCGCTGCTGCTCGGCCTGCGCCAGACGACCACCTCGACCTACGTCGTCTGTGCGACCGTCAACGGGGCGAGCTACGGTTGCTACAGCTCGGAGATGCAGTACGCCGACGGGGCCGACAACGACGGCTACGCGGCGACCGAGGCCGGGGCGGCCTTCGTCATCCCGGTCGGCAACACGGCCCGCGAGATGAACGTGGTGCTCACCTGCCAGACGCCGGGCGCGACCGGCTGCCTGGTCGACTGGCTGGCCGCCAACGGCAACGCCGCCTTGCGCCAGGGCCCGTATGTGTGGGTGATGGGGCCGACGGGGAGCGCCAGCACCTTCCAGAATTCCACCGGCATCAACCCCCCGCTCAACGATATCGTGCGCCACAACGCCGAGCTGCTCGAGGGCATGCACCTCAACGTCGACTATGTCGACGTGCTGCCTTATCTCGATTTCAACCTGATGCCGCAGCTGATCAACACGAGCGACGGGCACCCGAACGACGCCGGCCACGCGCTCATGGCCCAGGCGCTCACCGACTCGTGGTCCTCGCTGGTCGGGCCGCGCGACCGCAGCGCGAGCTGGCTCGCCGCCTCGATGGCCAACCAGGCGTCTTTCGGCGTAGGCGCGCCCACCTCGACCTGCGGCCCGGCGCAGTCGGGGTCGCTCTACAAGCGGACCGACGTCTTCGGGGAATATCTGTGCAACGGCGTCGCCTGGACGGCCCTTCCCGGCCCGACCGGCGGCTCGAGCTCCACCAACGGTATCGCCAAGTTCACCGCCGGCGTGCTGGGCACCGCGACCCCCGGCACCGACTATCTCTCGCCCTCGAGCACGATCGCCGCGGCCAATCTCTCCGGCATTCTGCCTGCCGCGAACGCCCCGGCCCTCACCGGGGACGTGACGACCACGGCCGGGAGCGTGGCCACCACCGTCAAAGGCGTCAACGGGACGCTCTTGTCCGGCTTGCCCACCGGCCTGCTCAAGAACACCACCGGCACGGGCGCGCCGTCGATCGCGACCGACTCCGATCTTTCCTCCACGGCCTACGCGGTGGACACCGGCGCCGCCAACGCCTACGTGGTCGCGCTCTCGCCCGCGCCGACGCTCTCCGCCGGACTCTCGGTCAAGGTGGCGATCGCCAACAGCTCCACCGGCGCGTCGACGCTCAACGTCAACGGCCTGGGCGCGGTTTCGGTCGAAAAGAAGACCGTCTCGGGGCTTCAAGGCATTGCCGCCAACGACCTGATCGCCGGGCAGGTCTACGGCTTCGACTACAACGCCGCCTGCACTTGCTTTCAGACCTCGGCGACGGCCGCGCAGGCGACCGGCACCGTGACGCACACGACGGGCAATCTGACCGCGACCGAGCTGGCGGTCGGCAACGGGAGCGCCGATCTCACCGTCGACCCGAACACCACCGTGGTGCCGATCACGAGTCCGGTGACCGGCAACCCCATCTCGGAGATCTTCGCGCAGGCGGCCTTCACCGCCAGCGTCGTGGCGCTCGAGATCAATCCGGAGCCGTACCTCGCGCAGGAGGGCGGCAACTATGCCCTGGCCTCGCTCGACGCCCATCTCGCGGCCGGATACTCGACGCAATCGGGCAGCGCGCCGAACTACACCTACAGCGGGGTCTGCACCAAGACGTCCACGAGCTGCTACTGGCCCTACGACTACAGCTTCCGCTGCGGGCAGGGGCCGAAGAACATCGACCGTCCCATCATCTTCCACGGCACGGAGCATCTGAACGGCACCTGCCACTTCAACCTGGTGCCCTCGGCGGCCGGATTGGCGGCTGGCTCCAGCTGGGGGACCTCTCCCGTGACGGCGATGGGAGTCTTTACCCAGGGATCGACCACTGTGACCGTTCCCGCGGGATTGACGGCCGCCGTGTCGAACACCCCCGCCGGAATGCCCTCGACCGGTCTATGGGCCGGGCCGTTCTACCTGGGCGGCTCGACCACCTGCGGCATCGGCAACATCTATGCCGGAACTTACGGCTCGGGGACCACCTACGGCCTTGACAACGTGGTCACCTACTCCGGCGTGAAATACATCTCGCTGCAGGCAGGGAACGTCGGCAACGAGCCGGACATCTCCCCGGCCTATTGGTCCACAAACAACGCGCTGCCCGCCGGCGTCAACCTCCGCGTCCGTTACTCGAACCTGCTGGATGTCCCGGTGGTCTGGCCCCCGGCGATCTTCACCTCGACGCCGACTACGGGCTGCAACCCGACTTTCGCCAGCGGCTATACGCCGACCATTACCGGCGCGACCACCCAGCCGACCATCACGCTCACCGTGACGCCCTTCGCGGCGAACCAGCGCTTCGGCGCGGGCAACGCGTCGCCTGCCGGGAACTACGTCAAGAACGTCATCCCCGCCACGGCGACGCTCGGCCAGGTGACCGGAACCGTCTCCGGAGGGTCGGTTGCGTCGTACACGATCACCACCGCTGGAGCGGGCCTGCCCAACGGCGTCTACGGCATCGTCGCCGACGGCAGCCAGTCTTCGCTGCTCTCGGAGCCGATCGCCGAGATTACGGTGAGCGGCGGGGCCATCACCTCGGTGGCGACGGCCAACGCGGGAAGCGGTCTGACCTCGAACGTCACTTTCACCTTGACGCCCGGAACCTTCGTCTCGTCGATGCCGGTCGGGGTGCGCTTCCACGGCAAGGCGCAGGGCTCCGGCACGGGCTCGAACGCCCATAACTGGGTGTGCGGCGTCGACCGCCTGGACTACCTCGCGCCCTACCAGGTGTTGAGCGAGGGCCACCTCACCTCGGGCAGCTACATCGTCGCCACGGCCGGGCAGTATATGGGCGCCTACAACGCCGGAACCACCTATGCGCAATATCAGGTGGTCACCAACGGCGGCGCGACGTTCATCTCGCTGCAGAACGGCAACGTGGGCAACACGCCCGCGGCCGCCCAGAACTACTGGTCGACCTTCTGCGCCAGCGGCACGGGCCAGGGGCTGCTGCTTGCCGCTCCGGGCGCGCCCACCGGGACGACCTTCTCGGGAACCATCGCATCGACCGGCTCGAACACCATCACCGCAGCGGCCAGCGCCTTCCTGCTCTCGCCCTCGTATGCGGCGATGGCCGTCGGCGAGGACCTGGTGCAGGCGACGCTGCTGACCGGAACCAACGCGATCTCCGCGATCAGCTGCTCGAGCGGCACCTGGCCGGGAACGTGCTCCGGCACGGTGACCATCACCTACACCGGCACCGCGCCGCTGACGACCGGCACGGGCACCTTCATCATCGCGAACCCGGTCGGCGCGACCACCGGCACCGACTCCGTGCCGCAGCTCTTCACGCTGACGATCGGCCAGCAGTTCTCGGCCGCGATCGGCGCGATCACCGCGCAGGCCGCCGTGCAGGCGCCCTTGAGCAACAACGACCGCGAGAACACCGAGGGCCTGCAGTTCGGGCTCACATGGGACCACCTGATCATCGAAGATCCGCTATTCCGGTGGGCGACGGGCGTCGGCGGCGTACAGCTCGGCGGTCACGATTCCACTTCGGGCCGGGGACTCGACTTACGCAACATTCTGGGCATCGGCCAGTCGGAGGGCGGTACGCCGATCACCGACCCTTTCGCGACCGGGATGGACCCGGAGCAGGCGCTTTCGGCGCGCGACTCCAATTTCTACGACTGGACGGTGTCCTACGCCGGGGACGCGCTCACCGGCCAGCCGTGCATGGAATTCTCGCCGGGATGGGAGGACTATTCCTCAACCCAGGACAACAACAACATGGACCACTACAAAATGGGCCATGTCAATTTCTGCCAGTGGACGGCATGGGAGTTCGGGACGCACAACATCGTGCAGTGGAACCTGGGTTCGTCGCTATCGGGCAACCGGACGCACGACTTCGACGGCATCCAGTCGGAGCAAGGCAACAACGGCCATCGCTTCATGCAGCCGGGCACCTGGAACATCCAAACCTCCGGAGCGCCGACGGTGCGCTTCGACTCTTCGAGCGACATACATTTCACCAACGCCTTCATCTCGACCCCCGGTTCGGGGGCGGAGACGATCCAGCAGAATAACTCCGGCACGCTTACCTACTCGGGCGGCATCCTTGTGGCGGGCGGCAAGACCACCACCTTCGTGGCGACGGCCAGCGGCAACACGCTGACGTATGTGAGCGGCGGGGGCACCTTCAGCAACTCGGCGACCTGGGCCGGGTTCGACCCGACTCCGCGCTTCATGGACAACATGGATGTAACCTGCACCGAGTCCACCACGGGCGCGACGGTCTACTACAACTACTCCGCGCCCTTCGCGGCGGTCGGCGGCAACGGCTCGACCCTGACCCTTACCGGGCCTTACACCGGGCCGAACACCGGAACCATCACCTGCACCGTGGGCCACGGCGGCTATTACTATTCCAACAACTCGAACCACACCGCGACGGCGATCTTCGACAGGACGACCAGTTACACCGACAACGACGGGGCCGGTCGCGCGGCGATGGGCCAGGTCAACCTCATCGAGCAGTTCGGGATGCTCAACGGCGTCGGCGCCGTCATGAACTACAACGGCACCGACACCACCTACTACGGTACGGCCGGCGGAGGCACCACGCTCTACTCGAACGCGGCATCCTCGACCGGATCGTCGATCCTCAACATCGCCGGAAAGACGACGAACGGCGACTGGTTCGGCATGAGCTTCGGTCCGCAGGCCTCGACCAACGTCAACGGCCCGACGAACGTCCAGTCGTTCCTCTGGGGCGAAGTGCCGGGCACGAACTACAACGCCTGCGGCGGCTTCTCGCAAAGCGCGGGCATCCAGTGCAATTTCATGATGGACCCGACCGGGGACATCGTGGAGCAACAACAGGTCAACACCGGCTCGGCCTATACCTTCACCGGTTCGACAACCTCGGGGCAGAACACCATCACCGGCATCACGTCGCTAAGCTCCTCCGTCCAGGTGGGGTGGCCGGTCAACAGCGTGGTGTCCGCCGGCAACGGCTGGCCGATCCCGACCGACACCGCGACGATCACCGCGATCGCCTGCACCACCGGCACCTGGCCGCTGACCTGCGGGGGAACCACCGGCCAGCCCTTCACCGTGACGTTCAGCGGAACGGCCTCGGCGATCACCGGGTCTTCGGAGTCGTTCTTTATTCCGGAGGAAACCGTCAAATCGAACGCGGTCTCGATCCAGGGAGCGCTGGCGGTGGGCGGCGCGACAACGCACAACGCCGGCCTGACGATGGTGAGCGCCACGCCGCCGACGGCGACCGCGCCCTCGACGGCCCCGACCATCGCCAGCGAGAGCCAGTATCTCGACTTCAACTCCGCGACGCAGGCCGACAAGGACCTCTTCGCCAACAGCTGCGGGCTTGGGGACGACCCCTTCTGCCCGCTGACCTTCGGGCACTCGAGCACGGGCACGACGGGCGTCTCGACCGGCGGCATCTCGCTGGGCAACTATCCGCTCCAGGGGGCCTCGCAGATCTCCGGCGGCAACGGCGGCAAGTTCACCGGCAACATCCTCGGCCCGGCGACGCTGGGGGCGTACAGTTTCAGCGGCGGGGACGTCTCGATCACCACGAGCGCCCAGGCCTGGATCGTCGGCGATACCTTCTACGGCACCTGCGCGGCCGCCGGGGTCGCCAGCTCGACGGCCTATACGCTGCTCGCCGGGACGAACTCGACGACGGCCGTCTTCGCGCTGTCGGGCTCCGGCACGGGCACTTGCGCGGGAGGCAGCGTCGGCGGCGACGGCTCGATCTCGGGCATCTCGATCACCAGCGGCGCGGTGGCGCAGGGCGAGTATGTCACCGGCACGGAGATCGCCACCGGCTCCGCGAAGCTCTCGACCTACACCGGGGGCACGACGGCGGTGATGAGCGGCCCGGCGACGGCCACGGTGACCGGCGAGAGCTTCACCGTTCCGGCGGCCACGCTGGGCGCGACCGACAACTTCACCACTCCGGTGCTGGTCGACAACCAGTTGCAGATATCCACGTCGTCGAGCGGCGGCACCTATGGCAAGGGGCTGCTGGTCACCGACACCAACACGGCAGGGCAGTCCGCCTTCGTCTTTCCTGACCTGGCCACCAATTCACCCGGCTGCATCCTGATCGGCTACGACACGGCGACCGACGGCGACTATGGGCAGCTGTGCCTGCTATGGTCCGGCACGAGCGGTTCGGCGGCCAACCTCCTCACCCTCGGCACCAAGAACTCGACCGACCTGACGATGAGCAATTCGGGCCTGGTCGCGGTGCCGCACGCGTTGCAGGCGGGCACGATCGCCGGAACTTCGACCACGTTGACCTTCAGCGCCGGAGGGTCCTCGCAAGTGGGCACCGGCGCGACCACGCCGGCCTGCGCGACGAACGTCGTCTGCGATGAGTTCTCGGGCACGGCGACCTTCACCACGGGCACCGGAACCCTGACGGCGGGCGTGCTGCTCACCGTCAACTTCGGCACGACGCGAACCAATTATCCGAGCTGCTCGACGCGCATCTTCGGGCCTTCCGGCGTGGTCACCACGGAGACCGCGCCGACCACCAACACCAACCAGCTGAAGTTCAACGGAACCCTGGCGGCGTCGACGGCTTACACGTTGATCTGGTCGGGCTGCGGAGGCAACTAGATGGCGGACGGGGAGTTCGTGGACCGGCGCGACAGCTCCAACATTCTCGACAAGCTGGACGAAATCCTCGACAACCAGGGCGGCGCCCGCGAGGCTATCGGTCTGCTGCGCGAGGAGATCGCGACGATCAAGGTGCAGATAGGGGAGCTCTTCGGCGACGGCGCGAAGCCCGGACGCATGAGGGACCTGGAGAACCGGGTCGACGTGCTCGAAAAGCACCACGACATGCGCGAGAGCGCCAAGGTGACGCGGGCCGACATTATGAAGATCGTCAGCGCGCTGCTCGGGCTGCTGGGCATCAAGTGGCTCTCCCACCTATGGACTGGAAAATAGCGTGCAGACCATCGCCGTCGGCGCGAACACCTACACGCTGGTGGCCATGCCCGCCAAGCCCGGCTTCGCCGAGGTCGCCTTCGGCATGACCGACTCGGTGTCGGCCGTCACGTCGCCCTTCACCATGCAGACGCAGACGCAGGCGTGGCCGGGCGCCGACATGTGGACGGCGCAATTCACCCTGCCGCCCCTGACCTTCCAGGCCTCGCGCGCGTGGCTCGCCTTTCTCGCCGGGCTGCGCGGCCGCCTCAACGTCTTCCAGGCCGGAGATCCCTACGCCGCGAGGCCGCAGGGCACCGGCGCGGGCGCGCCCGTGGTCGACGGCTCCGTGGGAACCAACAACGCGGCCATGGCCACCACCCTCTACACGCGGGGCTGGCTGCCATCGCGTTTCGGCGTGCTGCTGCCGGGCGACAACCTGCAGATCGGCTACCGGCTGCACATGGTCGCCGGCGACGCAAGGGTGAATTCGGACTCGACGGGCGCGGCGAACTTCCCGATCTTCCCGTCGCTGCGCGAGCAGCCGGCGGACGGCGCGGCGATCGTGCTCAGCAACCCCAAAGGACTATTCCGCCTGCCGCAGAACAAGCGCGGCTGGCACAGTTCGCCCTCGATGCTCGTGCAGACCGGCTTCGACGGAGAGGAAGTGCGATGAGCCGCGACCTCTCCACGCCCATGGTCGCGGCCATCACATCGGCCGCGATCGTTCCGGCGCTGCTCTTCTCGATCGCCTTCCGTTCGCAGACCAGCCATGTCTGGTCGGGCGTCGGACCGTTCGCCTATGGCGGCAACACCTACGTCGGCGCGGGATCCCTCGGCAAGGTCGGCATCGTCGGCGAGTCCACCGAGGTGCGCAGCGACGGCATGACGGTGACGCTGAGCGGCATCGACGCCACGCTGCTCGGCGAGTGCATGACCGACATCCAGATCGGCGCGCCGGCGGCGCTCTACCTCGCCTGCCTCGACCAGAACAACGAGGTGCTCGGCACGCCGTACAGGATCTTCGGGGGCACGGTCGACAAGCCGACCTTCGACATCGGCACGCCGACGATCTCGATCACGCTGGCGCTCGAGAACCGGCTGAGCGACCTGCAGCGCGCCTCGAACCGCCGCTATACGGCGGCCGACCAGCAGATCCAGCATTCGACCGACACGGCGTTCGCTTGGGTCGAGCAGCTCAACGACGAGGCCTTGCGATGGGGCAATTGAGACGCACCGAGCATTGGGCCACGCGGGAGTACCACCAGTTCCTGGTCGGCCGCGCCAAGACGCCCTTCGCCTGGGGAGCGAACGACTGCGCCCTCTTCGCGGCCGACGGCATTCTCGCCATGACGGGCGTCGACATCGCCGCCGAGTTCCGCGGCAAGTACGACTCGGAGGCGACGGCCCTCGCCGCGATCCAGGAGGTCTGCGGCGGCGCCACCGTGGCCGACGCGGCCGCGCACTGCGCGAGCGTCCACGGCCTGGTCGAGTGGACGTATCCCCTGATGGCGCGGCGCGGCGACCTGGTCGTGCTCGTCAACGGCGACCGCCTGATCTCGGGCCTCGTGCACCTCAACGGCCGCCATGCCGTCACGCCCGGCGACCACGGGCTGGTGAGGATGCCGATCACGGCGGTGAGGCGGAGCTGGCATGTTTAGCTGTTCAATCCCAACGAAGAAAGTGAAGTCGCATGAGTAAAGCCATCGAGGGGCTGGCCATGGTCGGCGCGGCCGTGGGCCTCGGCGCGATCGCCTTCCTCGATCCCGCGCTGCTGCCCGCGCTGCTGCCGGTCATGACCGCCCTCGTGGCCGGCGGCGCGGCCATGGAGGCGGGCGCGATCGCGCAGGCGCTCACGCAGAACCGGGGCATGGGCATCACCGTCCGCCAGCCGGCCGCCTTCCGCCAGATCGTCTACGGCGAGCAGCGCGTCGGAGGCGTCTCGATCTACCAGTCGACCACCGGCGGCAAGCACGACCAGTACAACTACATCATCGTGCTGGCCACGCACGAGATCGACTCGATCCTCAACCTCTACCTCGACGGCCGCCAGGTCTTCTGGGACACGACCAACTACGGCAACAGCACGCGCAACGGCGTGAACTTCGGCGGATCGGCCGACGGCAACGACCACATCGGCCCCGGCGGCAACCACTACAATTTCGGCACGCTGGTCTATTGCGAGGCGCGCTGGGGCGACCAGGCCGAGGGCGACGTGATCGGCGCGATGACCGCGAACGATCCCAACTGGGCCGCGACCGAGGCCGGCTCGCCGTGGGTCGGCGGCTGCGCGTATGTCTATCTCAAGGTCGAGTTCGACACCGCCATGTTCCCGCAGCAGCCCGAGATCCGCTTCACCGTCCGCGGCAAGAACAACGTCTTCGACCCGCGCACCGGCGGAACGGGATACACGACGAACGCCGCGCTGATCCAGGCCGACGTGCTCACCGACGCGACCTGGGGGCTGGGCGACAATAGCGTCAACCAGGCCCAGCTGATCGCGGCCGCGAACGTCTGCGACGAACAGGTCGCGCTCGCCGCCGGCGCGACCGCCAACAATCCGCTCGGAACCGAGGCGCGCTACGCCTGCCACTACCACTACGACACGTCGGTGGGGCCCGGCGACGTGCTGCAGCAGATGATGCCGGCGTGCGCGGGAAGGCTCTCGCGCATCGGCGGCGAATGGTTCATCTGGCCCGCCTACTGGCAGGGGCCGAGCTTCGAGTTCGACGAAAACGCGCTGGTCGACCGCATCCAGTGGACGCCGAACCGCAGCTACCGCGATCTCTGGAACTATGTCACCGGCACTTACATCGCGCCGAACTACCCCTACAACGCGGCCGGCAATCTCTACGACACCAACGGCTGGTACGAGGGCACCACGCAGGACAACTTCCCCTTCGCCTTCCAGCCGACCAACTACCCGCAATACGCGCAGGACGTGCTCCACGGCTACAGCTCGAACGCGCTGCTGGCGGCCGACGGCGGCGTCTACCTGCCCCACGAGGTGGTGCAGAACTGCGTGCTCTCGGTGGCCCAGGCGCAGCGCGTCGCCAAGATCATGCTGCTGCGCAACCGCCAGCAGGGCTCCGGCGTCTTCCCGATGTCGCTCGCGGCCCTTCAGATGCAGCCGACCGACGTGATGCAGTTCACCTTCGCCGCCGCCGGGTGGACGGGGAAATACCTGGAGATCGACTCGATGCGCTTCAAGGCGGAGGCCCAGGACGCGATGGCCGACGATGGCGAGCACCCGCCCCGCATCTATGTCGAATGCTCGGTGATCGAAACGGCCGAGGCCGTCTACGAGTGGAGCACGAGCGAGGAACTCACCGTCTACGACGTGCCGGCGGCGCCGCCGCAATCGCCCTACATCGTCGACGCGCCGACCGGCTTTTCGGTGGTATCGAGCGACGCGACGGCGCTGATCGCCGAGGACGGCGTGGTCACGCCGAGGGCGCTGCTGAGCTGGACCGCGCCGACGGACATCCTGAGCCGCAGCATCCAGATCCAGTTCCAGGCGGCGACCGACTCGGGCTGGACCGACGCGGGGACGGTCGACGCCGCCACGACCCAGGCCTATGTCGCCGGCGTCGTCAGCGGCGCGGAATACAACTTCCAGATCCGCAGCATCCGGAACAACGGGGCGCAGTCGGCGTGGGCGGGCTTCGACGCTGTGACGATCGGAGCGCCCAGCTCGGGGGTCGCGGCGACCTCCGCCCCGGCGACGGGCATCCTCATTCCGGACACCGTCAACGGCCACACCTACAAGATTCAGGTCACCGACGGGGCGGTGGCGCTCACGATGGTGAGTTAGGGGGGGGGCGGCCGTCACGCCGTGTTCCTCACCGGCGGATGCAGCCGCAGAAAGTCGGAGATCGCCAGCTGGATGAGGCTGCTGCGGTTGACGCCCATCTCCTCGACCAGGGCGTCGAGTTGCTCGATGTGCTTCGGCTGCAGGCGCAGGCTGATGGTCGTCTTGCCGGGGGCCTTCGGGGCCGCGGCGGCCTTTTTGGCGGGCTTCGTCATGGCGCAAGTATCGGCCACCGGAACGCCCGTGGCAACTCTTTTTCTGGAAATTATACCGAATAGGTGTCAAATGCATTGCAAATGATATCAAAGTGTGGGATCGTGTCCTCACCGCGCCTTTGGAGGGCGCGCCGACATGACAAAAGCGATTGGGCGGTTTCTGCGTTGGTTCGCGGGTTTGTTCTACGACGTCTGGGTGCAGCGGAGCGGACGCTGCTGGCATTGCGACGCGCCGGTGGGTCCTGGCGAGCGCTTCTGCAACGACGAACACGAGGCCGCATACGCGGGCGACCATGCCTGGGGCTGAGACGACCGTCGGCGGTCTGCTGCTCAAGCTGGCGATGTACTTCGCGCCTCTTCGCGACCGTCTTCGCCTTCGGCTATTGGCTCGTCACGCTGTTCTAGCCCTTCCTGTCGACAAGCCGCAGGCCGTTGTGGCGCTCCGCCGACGGCCTCGGTCCCTTTCTGTCGAGCACGCTCAGCGCCGAGGCCTTCGCCTCGATGCGCGCGTGCGAATAGGTGCTGATCATGTTGCGGCTCACCCATCCGGCGATGGCCACCACGGTCTGCTCGGGCTGGCCGCTCTCGAGCAGCTCCGTCACGGCCAGGTGGCGGAAGGCGTGGGGGCGCAGATGCGCGACGCCGGTCGCCTTGCGCAGCTTGGCGGTCTGCTTGCGCAGCCAGGACTTCGACGCGGGCCTGGTCGGATCCCAGAGGGCGCGGTTCACGCGCAGTGGGAAAAGATAATGTTCGGGCCGGTGGGCTCCGAGGCGGTGCGCCCGCTCCATGGCCCGCGAGACGGCCTCGTAGGCGCCCTGGTTGAGCGGAATGACCCGCGGCCGGACGAGGTTCTTCACGGCGTCCGCGGGAATGCTGATGCGCGGCGGGTGGTGGTAAAGCTCGACGTTGCGAAGCCGCAGCCCGCGCAGCTCGCAGCCGCTGGCGGTCGTATTGCGGGTGATGGTGAAGACGATCTCGGCCAGCTCGACATTGGGATCGTGGGCGGCGGTGTCGAAGATGCGCTCCTGCTCGGCCATGGTGAAGGTCTTCGGGGGCTGCCACGCGGGCTCGGGCAGCGGAGCGTACCAGTCGGCGAGCGGCTGCCAGAGTCCGGCTTTCTTGAGGATCTGCGAGAGCACGTTGAGCTCGTGGTTGATCGCCGAGACGCCCGCGGCGCGGGCGCGGTCGTGCTGGTAGGCCTTGAGCGAGCCGGGATGGAAGTCGACCAGCGGCATCGGCCCGAAGAAGCGGACCAGGCTGCGCAGGTTGCCCTCGCAGCACTCGATCGTCTTCGGCCGCAGACCTTTGCTTACCTTGCCGGCGAGCCAAACCTGGCCAGCCTCCACGAGGTTCATTGTTCGCAGCTTCCCGCCGGCGGTGGCTCCTTCGAGGGACCACTCGCACGCCGGGCAGTTTTTATGCCCGATCGTGTGCCGTCTTACAACCAAGGATTTGAGTGCAGACAGTGCTTCGCCGTCTTTGTTGTGTGTCATCCATAAAACCTTCGTAATCGGAATGGGGGCACGGGTGGAGCGTGGACCGAGGCGGAGAGACGTTCGCCGGGCATTCCTAGTCGCGATCTTGCGTCGCGCGCCCTGGCGGAAATGGATTACCACTTCAACAGCAGTATGCCCCGGAAGTTGGCGGTAGGTGGAAGTATCTCGTGCATTCCTTGGTGAAGGTCGGGAGTTACCACAAGATACAGAGGTTCACACGTGTGAATAGCCTACTTATGGCCCTCGCCCCCGCTCGACTTATTCAAAAGCGGCGACGCGGCGGTGGAAGGATCGGCGCGAATCTTTTTTCCGATGAAAAAAGCCCTCCCGATCCAGTTTTGGAACCAAGAGAGTAACTTTCCACAGTAATCGCCTGGTTTTCCTATTGACAGGTTGCCCGCGCGGAGCTAGTTTCGATTTCACGTTGTCAACGGTTTGAACGCTCCCAGCGAGCAATTTTGACCGGCGCGACGGAGCAAGGAAAGACCAATGGAACTCCTGCAGGAATGTTTGGGACTCCTCCCTTACAAGCAGGATGTCGGGGGTTCGAGTCCCTCACTGCCCACCATACGCCTCCTTCGTAACACCCCAGGACATCCGACCCACCCGTTCGTGGCCCGGGGTCGGTCGCGTTTTCTCTTGCTCCTATTGTATTCCCATAGAAAGTCTGCCACCATACCTATGGCTAGACAAGAGGAGAGACATGGGCGATCGGGCGGATGTTTGGCAGGGGACTTTGGCGCT